TACGACGACAAGCTGATGCCGGCGCACGCCGGGCGGGAGTTTTACTTCCGCGGCGCGCAGGTCGAATTCTGCGCCGGGCTTGCCGAGCACGGCGGCGGGTTCGTGCTCTCGTTCGGGGTGAAGGACCGCGAGGCGTGGCTCGTGCGGCTAACGGTCGCCGAGCTTGGCGCCCTTTTAGGCTGACAATGGGGATAGACCAAAATCGGCACGGGTGGCGATTTCATGTATAGCGAAGACGGGTCCCTGATTGAGCAGAGCGAGCAGTCCCTTGGTTTCGTGGAAACCATGGACGACGCCGACCTCGAGGCGCTGGTCGGCGGCGAGCTGACGGATGCCACCTCGTTTATCGACGCGGAGCTCTCACCGGTCCGCGCGCGCGCCATCCAATACTACCGCGGCGAGCCCTTCGGCAACGAGGAGGAGGGGCGATCGCAGGTCGTCTCGACCGACGTGCGCGACACCATCAACGGCATCATGCCGTCGCTGATGAAGGTCTTTTTTGGCTCGAAGAAAATCGTCCAGTTTGCGCCGCGCAACCCGGAAGACGTGGCGTCCGCCGAGCAGGCGACCGACTACATCAACCACATCTTCCAGAACGACAACAACGGCTTCCTGATCTGCTACTCGGTCTTCAAGGACGCCCTGCGCGGCGCGCTCGGCATCGCCAAGTACGTCTGGGAGGAGCGGGTCGAGGTCAAGACCGAGTACTTCACCGGGCTCGATGACTCGGCGCTGACGGTGCTGCTCTCGGAGCCAGATGTCGTGGGTAGCGCCATCTCGGCGATGGACGACCCGTCGTACCAGCCGCCGGTGGACCCGATGACGGGCGCGCCGGTGGTGGACCCGATGACGGGCCTGCCGCCGCCGGCGCCGCAGATCTACTCGGTCGAGCTCAAGCGCGAGACCAAGAACGGCCGGGTGCGCATCGAGGCGATCCCGCCCGAGGAGTTCCTGATCGACCGCCGCGCGCGCTCCGTCGAGGACGCGACCCTGGTCGCGCACCGGCGGATGATGCGCGTCTCCGACCTCGTGGCGCTCGGCTACGACAAGGATGAGGTCGAGGCGCAGATGGGCGTCTACGAGCTCGACACGAACGACGAGTACCTGGCGCGCAACCCCTACGCCCAGTCCTATGGCCCGGGCGGCACGCAAGACGACAAGCGCGTGCTCTACTGCGAGGCCTACATCCGGGTCGACTACGACAAGGACGGCATCTCGGAGCTGCGCAAGATTTGCACCATCGGCCCGAGCTACAAGATGGTGATGAACGAGCCGTGCTCGCACTCGCCGTTCGCGCTCTTCTGCCCGGACCCGGAGCCGCACGCGCTCATCGGGCTCTCCATGTTCGACATGACCGCCGACCTGCAGAAGATCAAGTCGGCGATCATGCGCAACATGCTCGACTCTCTGTCGCTCGCCATCCACCCGCGGGTGGGCGTGGTCGAAGGGCAGGTCAACATGGACGACGTGCTGAACACCGAGGTGGGCGGCGTCATCCGTATGCGTCAGGCCGGCGCGGTCCAGCCGTTCGCCGTGCCGTTCGTCGGCCAGGCCGCCTTCCCGATGCTTGGGTATCTCGATGAGGTACGCGAGACGCGGACCGGCATGAGCAAGGCCTCGATGGGCCTTGACGCCGACGCACTACAGAGCACCACCCGCGCGGCGGTAGCCGCGACGGTAAGCGCAGCGCAGCAGCATCTTGAGCTGATCGCCCGGATTTTCTCCGAAACCGGGATGCGCGCCCTGTTCAAGGGCATTCTCAAGCTCGTCGTAGAAAATCAGGACCGAGCGCGGGTGGTGCGCCTTCGCAATCAATGGGTGCCGATCGACCCACGGTCGTGGAATGCAAACATGGATGTCGAGATTGATGTCGCCCTCGGCGGCGGCACCGAGGAGCAGCAGGTCTCTGTGCTGACCTCCATCGCCCAAAAGCAGGAGCAAATCCTGCAGACGATGGGGCCGCAGAACCAGCTCGTGACGCCGCAGCAGTACCGGAACACCCTGGTGCGGCTGGTGCAGGCCTCCGGCTACAAGAACGCGGACGAGTTTTTCTCGAACCCGTCGATGATGCCGCCGCAGCCGCCCCCGCCGCCCCCGCCGCCTGACCCGGCGATGATCTTGGCCGAGGTGGAGCGCCAGAAGATTATGGCGGACATCCAGAACAAACAGGCGGAGCTAGAGCTCAAGCGCCAGCAGATGCTGCTCGAGGATGACCGCGCGCGCGACAAGCAAGAGGCGGAGATGATGCTGCGCGCCTACGAAATCCAGCTGAAGAGCGGCACGGCGGTGGACGTCGAGAGCATCAAGGCGATGATGGCCGAGCCGCGCGTGGCGAGCCCGAGCGTGCAGCGCCCGGTGATCCCTGAGATTCTGCCGCCGGAGCCGCTGCCGCCTATGATGCGGCCGCCTGTTTCTGTTGAGTCGGCGGCCATGCCGCCGCAGTTCCCTGGTGTTTAACTTTCGAGGGCAGATAGATGACGATTAAAGCTGAAGACCTAAACGGCCAGTACTTGGACGCGGTGGGGCTGGGCGCCTCGCAGGCCGTCGCCTACACGGGCACGGCGGCGGCCTCCAACGCATTCAACGCGCAAACCAGCGTGGTGCGCGTGGTGGCGACCACCGACTGTTTCATCTCCACCGGCGCAAACCCGACCGCCACGACGAGCAGCGCGTACCTGCCTGCGGGCACGGTTGAGTATATCCGCGTCAACCCGCAGGATAAGATCTCTGCGGTGCGGCGCAGCGCCGACGGCACGCTGTACGTGACGGAGACAAACTAATGCTTAACAGCCAAGGATCGCTCAACAGGCTAGGCGCTACCGGGCGCAACCCTTACGGGCCGTCTGCGGCTTCGCTTAATCTCGACTTCACGGCGTCCAACACGCTCGACTCCCGCATCACCTTCACCCGCGCAACCACGGCGACCTATTTCAACTCGTCTGGCGTACTGTCTACGGCGGCTTCTGGCGAGGCCCGTTTCGACTACAACCCCACGACGCTCGCAGCGCGAGGCTTGCTCATTGAGGAGCAGCGGACGAATTCAGAACTGTATTCAGAAGATTTTGCAAATGCTCATTGGCAAAAAAACCAAGCGACCGTTACAAGCAATGTAATTATTGCGCCCGATGGGAATTTAACAGGCGACAAACTAATTACAAATTCTGGGTTAGGAAACGGGCAAGTGTTTGCAACCGTGGCTTTGACCGCATCAACAACTTTTACATTTTCTTGTTTTGCAAAAGCAGGCGAATGGTCTTGGTCTAGTCTAGGCACTCGCGGCCCAGAAAACATAGACATTGGCGCGTGGTTTAATTTAAGCGCGGGAACGGTAGGGACTGTTAGTGCTGGTGTTACGGCGTCGATAACTCCAGTTGGCAACGGCTGGTATCGTTGTGCGATAACAAGAACCACGGGAACTGGTGCAACCGCGTCTCGACAACGCATTTATTCAACAAACGCAGATAACACGCTCTCAACCGGAAACGGCACCTCTGGCATTTACATCTGGGGCGCTCAACTCGAAGTTGGTGCCTCCCCCACCTCCTACATCCCCACGACGACCACCGCCCTAACGCGAAATGCAGATGTAGCGAGCATGACGGGGACTGACTTCTCGTCGTGGTACAACGCGAGTGAGGGGACGGTTTTTGTCTCGGCGCAATTTACAGAAAGCGTGGCGCTTAAAACTATTTATGAAATTAACGACAACACAACATCTAACCATATACGCGCAACTGTTAATGTGAGCGTTACCACTCCAATTTTTCAAGTAAGCAATGTCACCGCGCAGGCGGCAATCACTCTTGGCAGTGCTGCGCTAAATGTGTTTTTGATGACGAACGCTTACAAAGTTGACGATTTTTCGGCGGCATTGGGCGGAACGCTGGGAACACCCGATACCTCGGGGTCGCTGCCAACGGTTACTCAATTAACGATTGGCCGACGCATTACCGACAGATACTTAAACGGCTACATCCAACGCATCGCCTACTACCCGATCCGCCTCGCCGACACCACCTTACAGGCACTCACGGCATGAGCGACCACTACCTCCGCGCAACCACCGCCGCAGCCCTCTACAGCGCACTAGAAGCGGCAGGGGTCGTCACCCAAGGCGAGGACGGCTGGCACGTCACAGACGGCCACAGATACGCCCTCGATGTCATAGGCGCGATTTACGCGCCGACCGGCAAAATGCTGCAAAACGATGAGGGCGAAGTGCCGGAGATGAAACTGCTAGACGGTTTTCATGCTAATTTGCGTGTTATAAATGCAAGCAATTTCGATGCTAATATGCTTAACAAAATAGCAATCAATGTGCCTACTAATCCGGCGAGAGGTTGGGCGTAGTGAAGGAGCTGAACCCGTTTTCTGCGCCCGCCCCTAACCCTGCCCCGCAGGGTTACGCGCCGCAGTACATCAACCAATTCCAGAACCAAAACCGGCTGTACTTCACGCAGATCGACAATGTGAACCGCGAGATCTTGCCGGCTATTCACAGCTTGAACGTTTTGCATTGGATCTCGGTGAACTGATGGCGAACTTCCAAGACATCGTGGGGCTGCGCCTCGGGCGCGCGCAACTGACGACCAGTTACGCGACCGTGTACACCTGCCCGGCGGACAAGCGCGCGTACATCAAGGACATCAACCTGTGCAACGCGCACTCAGGCAACAGCAAGGCGTTTGTGGCGATTGTGCCGACCGGCCAGACCGCAGGCGTAGCGTTCGAGATATTTAGCGATTTTCAGATGAGCGCCCACACCACGCACAGGTGGACCGGGCTGCAGATAATGAACGCCGGGGACACGATCCAGGTGAAGGGCAGCGACGCCAACCACATAACGGTATACATCAGCGGCGCGGAGGCCGTGTAGCATGAGCAACGCATTCATGGGGCAGAGACAGCAGGCCTCGCCGATGGGCTACGGCGGCTACAGCGGCGGGTACGACCCGTTCGGCGGCGGCGGTTATGGCACGCAATTCGGCGGCTATGACATGGGCGGCGGAGGCGAAGGCGACTTTGGCGGCTACGGCGGCGGGATGCGCGCGCCGGCCTACGAGCCGACCATCAACGACGAATTTTCCCGCTACTTCTCGCAGCAGTACTATGGCGGGCCTGCCTTCGACCCGTTCGCGGCGACCTCCTTTTTTGGCGGCGGCGGGTATGGCGGCGGCTTCGGCGGTGGTGGTGGTCGCCGTGGCGGCGGGATGGGCGGACGGATGCGCCGCCGGCGGCAGATGTTCGAGGACCTCTTCCAGCCGGAGAATACGCCGCTGCCGCAGCCGATAACGGCCAGAGATGACCTCGCGCGGATTCAGCCGATGCCGATCGGCGGCGGCGCGTACCAGCCGGGTGGCGGCGGGCAGCGTATCGAGATGGGGCCGGTCACGCCGCAGCCCGATTTGATGATGCGCCCCGATGTGATGCCGCAGCCGTACATGGGTACAGATGTTGATTCCATCATGCCGGTGCAGATGCAGGACACGCCGGTGCAGTCGGCTCCGGCGTATGCGCCAGCGCCGTACATTCCACCCGCTCCGACCTACACGGAGCCAATGCAGTACACCCCACCCGCTCCGTCCTATGCGGAGCCAATTCAGTACATTCCACCCGCTCCGACCTATATGGAGCCGGAGCAGTACATCCCGCTCAACATAGCGCCGAGGTTTTCTCCGTTCGCCCGCAGCAGCCGGGAGATGCTTGAGTTAGACTTCTGACGATTTTTTAACACGAGAGGTTCATGCCATGAAGCCCGGACTCTATGCCAACATAAACGCCAAGCGCGCGCGGATCGCCGCCGGCAGCGGCGAGAAGATGCGCAAGCCTGGCGCCAAGGGCGCTCCGACCGCCGCGGCCTTCAAGGCCTCGAAGAAGACGGCGAAGAAGCGCGGGTGAAGACGCCGGCGTGGCAACGCGCCGCCGGGAAGAACCCGCGCGGCGGATTGAACGCCAAGGGGCGCGCGTCGTACAAGGCGCAGACCGGCGGCACGCTGAAGGCGCCCGTCAAGGGAGCGCCAGATTCGCCGCAGGAGATGCGCCGCAAGGGTTCATTCTTGACGCGCATGGGCTCAATGCCCGGGCTTCTGGTGGACGAGCAGGGCGACAAGACGCGCCTCAAGCTGAGCCTCGAGGCGTGGGGGCACTACGGCGGAAAGGATAGCGCGGTAGCCAAGGGGCGGCGCTTACTCGAGAGATACAGGAAGAAGAAATATGGCTGAACGAAAGGAATGGTGGGAGATCCTTCGCGATCAGTTTGCGTCGCGCGGGCTGCTTGACCCAGAGTCGGAGCGGCTGCAAGAAGCCGCGCAGGCAGTCCCTGCCGCGCAGCGACAGGCGCGCGGGCTGCTGTCTCTGAACCCGCAGGCAGAGAGTGACGC